TAGTTTTCTTTATCTTTTACCAACTTATCTGTTTTACCAAGAACCACATCTTTAAAGTTGGAGAACCCATAGTTAGAATAGTAATAGCGTTTTTGTTCAGTTAGGCCTTTAGCCTTCTCAATTGTATTCATAAACGAGTCATAATCACTCTTATGATTCTTTAATGCTGCCTTGGTCATCGCAATAATTGTGGTGCTTATCTTTAGTTTACGAGAACTAGCATCGGCAGCCACAAACATACCCACAATATCCTCAACATAGTTCTTTAAATCTTCATAGGGTTTGCCGTGCATCATAGGTAGGAAATTAGATTCTGTTACGCCACCAAAGCGTAGATAAGGTTTCATGCCATCATATTGCGACATAGCTTTTGTGGTGCCATACAAACTTGTGGTTTCAAACAAGCAGGTGTTCATCTTGTATTTTTTGTCTAATATTTCTCGCACTTCATGTGAACAACAGATAGCTGCCAATAATTTACCACCAAGATAATTAAAACCAAATGGTTGTGATGGTACGATAACAAATCCCATGGCAGTAGCACGATTAAATGACTGTGCGGTTTCTAGTTCATTGGTCATTACACAACCAAGAAGTTGATTTCTTGGCTTCATCATAATTGTAGGAGAACCAAGACGAATAAAACCAACCCACTTTTGTGTTTTCTTTTCTAATACAGCCAAACGAACATTACGGCCAGGTGAAGATAGGTTATTATGTGATGAGATGATATCTAAGTATAGTTGCCATCTTGGTGATTCTAATTCAACAACCTCAAATTCCATATCTTGCGGGCTCATTGTAAAATCACTAAACAAATCTTCTTCAGGACCACATCCTGGCAAAGAAAAAGGCATTTCTGCTAAAGCATTGAGTTTCTGCTCTCGCATATACTCATCAATACGATTGAAGTTACCAAAGTAATCTTCAAATACTTTAGCACAATGTTGGGCTTGCTGAAGATTTAAACTCATACTTTAAGGTCGTTAAATTTATTGTTGAATCTTTTCTCACGATTGCCAAAAGTATTCAATGGTATATCAGGAATGTTTTGCACTTGGCCAGAATCAGAAATACCTTGTTGTGCCGATGGTTCAGCATCATACAATCTCATCTTAGACCTGTCAACACCAATCACAAATCGTTTGTATAAGTTTGGATCACCATAACGATTCTTTAATTGTTTGACCAACATTTGATTGAGAGATTCTAGTTCTTCATTTGAAATTAGAGCAAACATGAAATCGGCAGTAGCAGGCAGCCCAAATGATTCACTTGTATCTTCTAGGCCGACATCGGAGTTGGAGAAGCCGCTACGAGTTGTTTGTGTGGCAGAAACAATTGGTAAATTATGTTCTACTGCCAGACCACGGAGTTCTTCTGCGATAGATTTAATGTAAGTATAACTGTTTACATTTCCACCTGGTTTGATACGAGCCGAGGCACAGATGTTTAGATAATCAATAAAGATGATGTCAGGTTTAAATGTTTTCTTTAGAGCCAATTCATTCAACAAGGCACGGAAATGTAGCACCGAAGCACAGGCAGTTGGATACTCTTTGATGATTAATTTGCCTTGCGTTTTGTTTTTGAGAACCGAAAACTTTCTTTCATAATCAGTTTTACTAATTACACGCAATTCATCCATCGTCAAGTTTAATTGATTGGCGTCAATACGCTCAGCAATTCGTTCTTCGGCCATTTCTAATGTGATGTATAGAACATTGAGGCCTTGACTGATACAAGCAGCTGCACAATGGCACATGAACAATGATTTACCAACACCTGTGCCTGCAAGAGCAATATTGAGTGTCTTAACTGGCAGACCGCCTTTGGTAATTTTATTGAAGATATCTAAATCAAATTTAACTCTAGATTCTACACGATGGTAGAAATCATATCGTTCATCAGAATCTTGTATGTAATCGTGGCCAACATTACTGTCAAACGAAACACCAAGAGCATCACTTAATAGTTTTGGTATTTCACCTTTACTTTTCTTAGATTGTTTATCGTCTAGAATGCCAACAGATTCCATAATGGCATTGTAGATGGCTTTGTCTTGGCAAAACTTCTCGGTTTGTTCAGAGAGCCAAGCCAGTTCTACTGTGTCATCTTTTGTTTCTTTGATAGTGTTGAGAAGTTCAATCGCTGACCTTACTTGTGGTTCGGTCAACGATTTAGTTTCGGTGAAATTAATTACAAGGGCTTCGTGTGTAGGTAAGTTTTTGTATTTGTTTACGAAATCAAATACTTCTTTGAATACAATTCTTTCCGCATCATCAGAAAAATAATCAGAACGAATAAAAGGTAAAACTTTTCTTGTATAGACCTCGTTATAAATTAAATTCTTGAGAATCGTCTGTTCTAATCTGCTCATCTGCTTTCGCTTTATTTGTTATTACTTGTGTTAAGATATCACCCATGATTGTAACAAAATCCTCATCATCTTTCAAGAGGTCAATGTCATGTTTACCTGGATGAACAATGGTGAAACCAAACTTCAACCTAGCCATTTCGCCTTCTTCAACCACTTTTGCTTGATGATAATGATAAACTACACCTTCATAATCACCAGCAATGATTTGAATACCTGTAATATCGGTATCTTTAAAATCAATAAAGACGAAATCTTTACCTTCTTCAAGCATCTTCGGTTTCTTCCAAAACATCATCTTCTCGCATAATACTTCCATAAGAGATAGCGTATTTCTGATTAATATATTCTTTAAACTTCTCATTTTTTAGCAGGTCTCCCCAAAAATCTTTATGATGTGTGTCAGCTTCACGATACTTTTGGCCTAACTCGCCTGTTGATTGGTCAACCTTTGCATACCAACCATTGGATGGTTTCTGTATAAAGCCGCCCTCTAAGGCAACATCTAATAGGCCTGAATATTTTTGAATACCACCTTCAAATGAAACTGTTACAGGAATCTTTGACTTCTCACGGACAAAACGAGATTTCTCCACATTGATGATAAAGTTATAACCTGAAACTTCGCCTGCGGTTTTATCTTGTTGACGACCAAGAATCCAAATTGTATCAGCTGAGTAATAAGAACCTGTACCACCGCCAACAATCTCTCGTGGAAACATACCAATTTCTTTGTAAGTATGATTCACTACAATCATTGGAATATCTTTAATTGTAAGATGTGGTGTAATCATGCGAAACAATGATTTAATTTGCTTAGCACGGGTCATATCTGCGACCGATTTACCTTCAATAGAATCATCAACTTCTTTCTTTGATGCTAGATTACCAATTGAATCTAAAATGATAATGAGTTTATCGTCTTTACCTAGCTCTTGTAATTGCACCATGATGTCGTGCTTTAGTTGCTCAACATCGGTGATAGGTGTATGAAGAACTCTGTCTTTATCAATGTTAAATGTTTCAAAATACTTTTGCGGAGTTCCAAACTCTGAATCATAGAATAGTATTACCGCATCTTTATACTTTTTGGTATAAGATGAAGCCATCAACAAAGCAAAGGCTGTCTTAAAGTGTTTTGATGGGCCTGCAAGCATTGTAAGGCCAGGCACCAAACCACCATCTAGTGAGCCTGAAAGTGCCACATTAACCATTGGCACATCAGTTGGTATTACATCTTTGTCGGTAAAGAATTTTGATTTGGAAAGAATAGCACTATCTTTAATCGTTGTATTCTTTTTTAGTTTGTCAAGTAGTGACATTTTATATCTCCATAGTATAAAAAATTTATAAATAGGTGTAGGTCGCCGAATTCGCAGTTCGCACCCACTCTAACACGAAAGGACCGTATCAGCATGAATATTTATTCAATTTCAAACAATCCTCCAGGTTTTTATGTTTACTCTTACCATAGAATAGATGAAACTCCATACTATATTGGTAAAGGTTTTGGCAACAGAGCTTGGGTAAAACATTCTAATATACCTGTTCCAAGCCACAACAGAATTGTAATAATAGAAAAAAATCTGACAGAAATTGGTGCATTTTCAATAGAACGAAGATTGATTCGTTGGTATGGAAGAAAAGACAATAATACTGGCATTTTGAGAAATTTGACGAATGGTGGTGATGGTATAATTGGTTTCAAACATAGTGACGGGACAAAAAATAAAATGAGAAAGCCTAAATCTGAAAATCACAAACAAAAGTTGAGAATAGCACAAACTGGTAAAAAAAGAACAGAAGAGCATAAAATTAATATTAGTAAATCTCATTCAAAAGAAAAACATCCTTTATTTGGCAAAAAACATTCTGAAGAAACAAAAATAAAAATATCAAAAAAAATGAAAGGTAGAATTTCTAATAGAAAAGGTGTTAAACTAACAGAAGAAACTAAACAAAAAATAAGAATTGCTCGGTTGAAAAAATAAACTCATGTTAAAAGGAACCTCCATCTAATCGGGTAATTTTGTCTTTAGGAATTATTTCACTATTGCTGTCTGTATAAAAGGATTCTATACTAATATGTGGTGTGTTGTCAACTACTTTTTTCTTTTTTGCCTTTTTGATAGGTCTCAGTTCTTCTATGGGACTGTTTTGAATGTTTTTATAGGTTTGATTGGCGGCAATTAGCAACAGAACGGCCAGCGGGTCAAATACGATAATAATAATCATAATGACTGCTCTTACTGCCTTGTCAATAAAGCCAGGGTCATCTTTTGAATAAAACAACTCGGCAATATACTTAATTGGCCCTATCTCGGCTGATAGTTTGTTTTCTTCGGCCATCAACGGCAACTTCTCTGTTGAAATTCGTTTTAATTCTGTCTGTGTATCTTGTATCTGCTTGTCAATTTTATTGCTTGCTGTTGCTGGATCACCTGCTCTCTGTAATAGATATGTCAACCTATCTTTCGCAATCTTCTCTTGTGTTTCTAATGTTTTTAATTGAACTGTATTTGCACCAAGAATCACATTAGAATCTAGATGTGCCTTTGAAAGATAACCAAAAATACCCATTGAAGTAATTACCATGAGTAACACAATGGCCGATAAAAAATAATACCGCATCACTCGTATAGTATTATTCCAATTATTATACAACCAAGATACTGTTACTAATTTAGCGACCTCTAATATAGAACCCATTAAGATAATTGGCCAAAAAGAACCAGGAAATATCTGTGCAAGGCCAATTACTGAATAATATGCGGCTATGCCTGAGAGAGCAATCGCTGTTGAAAAAGGTAGCCAAACTTGTATCATGGATTTTTTGGGTCGTGAGGTACATCAATCACAAATGTAATGCGTGTTTCATCACCAATGTTTTCGGTGCCATGTGGTAACTTATTATTAAACCACAGGAATGTGCCAGGTTCTACAATCACAGATTCATCTCCTACATTATATCTATAACGGCCTTGGATGGAAAAATGATATCGGTCTTTCGTAAGGTAATATGTGCCTTCATCTATGTGTTTACCTACTATTTTACCAACAGGCAAAGACAAAAAGGCACAACGAGCAAAACGACCAAATGTTTTCCATGCCCAGCGGAGTATTTCGGTGTGATGACCACATGCAGG